TTAACGCTTATCCGCCACCAGTTTGAGCGCGTGTTCCAGCACATTAATGTCTGCACCCGCTTTATGGGCATTTTCACTTAAATAACGTCGCCACTGCCGCGCGCCAGGAATACCCTGGAACAAGCCCAGCATATGCCGGGTAATATGGCCGAGATACGTCCCCTGGCTGAGTTCACGCTCAATGTACGGATACATGGCGCGCACTACCGCCACCGGATCGGCATCGGTATCCGAGGAACCAAAAATCTCTCGGTCTACCGCCGCCAGAATCCCCGGATTCTGATACGCCTCGCGCCCGACCATCACGCCATCCATATGTTGCAAATGCGCTTTAGCTTCTTCCAGCGACTTGATACCACCGTTAATCGACATCGTCAGATGCGGAAAGTCACGCTTCAGTTGATACACACGCGGATAATCGAGCGGCGGGATCTCACGGTTTTCTTTCGGACTTAACCCAGAAAGCCAGGCTTTACGTGCGTGGATGATGAACATCTCACACTCACCTTTGCCGGAAACGGTGTTGATGAAATCGCAGAGAAATTCATAGCTGTCCTGATCATCGATGCCAATACGCGTTTTCACCGTCACCGGAATCGACACCACATCGCGCATCGCTTTCACGCAGTCGGCAACCAGCTGCGCATTACCCATCAGACACGCACCAAACATGCCGTTCTGCACCCGGTCAGACGGGCAGCCGACATTCAGGTTGATCTCATCATATCCGCGCGCTTCTGCCAGCTTCGCACACTGTGCCAGCGCCGCCGGATCGCTACCCCCGAGTTGCAACGCTACCGGATGTTCTTCTTCACTGTACGCCAGGTAATCACCTTTACCGTGAATAATCGCCCCTGTGGTCACCATTTCGGTATACAGCAACGTATTGCGGGAAAGCAGACGCAGGAAATAACGGCAATGTCTGTCCGTCCAGTCAAGCATAGGAGCAATGCTAAACCGAGAACTCCAGTAAGAGCCAGTTTTTTCAGGCGTCACGCTGATTTGATTAGTTTTCTGTGTTTCAGGATTATCGTGCATTTTTGAACATTTCAGGCTATTTTTCTCGCGTTAGGTTCCCGCACAGGTTCCCACGTTTTATGGGAACCCGAAATAACGAGGTCGTGTAATGGCGTACTATAACATAGAGAAACGACTAAAATCCGATGGCACACCACGCTATCGCTGTAATGTGATTATCAAAGAAAAAGGTGTTATCACTTACAGGGAAAGCAAAACATTCCCTAAACATGCCCATGCCAAAACATGGGGTACACAGAAAGTGATGGAATTAGATCTATATGGCATTCCATCATCAAATGCAGTTGACGGACTTACAGTCCGTGACTTACTACACAAATATTTAAATGACCCAAATGCCGGAGGTAAAGCAGGCCGTACTAAAAGATATGTGCTGGAACTGCTTATGGATAGTGACATCTCCGCGATCAAACTATCCGAACTGACAGAAAATGACGTAATTGAACATTGCAGGCTAAGAAACAACGCTGGTGCAGGTCCAGCAACAGTCAGCCACGATGTTAGTTATCTTGGCAGTGTTCTGGATGCGGCCAAACCTGTATACGGAATTAATTACACATCAAACCCGGCGAAAAGCGCTCGTCCATATCTACTTAAACTTGGTTTGATTGGTAAATCAAACCGTCGTAATCGTAGACCAGCATCTGATGAACTGGACATGCTCATTGAAGGCCTTCAACAACGATCTACTCATAAATGCTCAAAAATTCCGTTCGTTGATATCCTCAAATTTTCTGTATGGTCCTGTATGCGAATCGGAGAAGTATGCCGGTTACGATGGGAAGATCTCGACCAGGAACAAAAATCTATACTCGTAAGAGACAGGAAAGATCCACGCAAAAAGGAAGGCAACCACATGAAAGTAGCCTTGCTTGGGGAAGCCTGGGATATCGTCCAACGACAGCCCCAAAAATCGGAATTCATTTTTCCATATAACAGCACTTCTGTTACTGCGGGATTTCAGAGGGTAAGAAGCAAATTAGGTATTAAAGATCTGCGATACCATGATTTGCGTAGAGAAGGGGCAAGTCGCTTATTTGAGGCTGGTTTTAGTATTGAGGAAGTCGCCCAAGTTACAGGGCATCGTTCATTAAACGTGCTATGGCAGGTATATACCGAACTGTATCCGAAATCTTTACATAATCGTTTTGAAGAGCTCCAAAAGAGCAGAAATAAGACCTCTTGACACTGTTTATCCATACAGTTAAAAATAATACTGTATACAAACACAGTATAGAGGGACTTTTATGCGTATTGAAATCTGCATAGCCAAAGAAAAAATGACTAAAATGCCAACCGGTGCTGTGGATGCGTTAAAGGAAGAATTAACCCGACGCATCAGTAAACGTTATGACGATGTAGAGGTGATCGTAAAAGCCACCAGCAACGATGGCCTTTCTGTTACGCGCACCGCCGATAAAGATTCAGCTAAAACTTTTGTTCAGGAAACTCTGAAAGATACCTGGGAGTCTGCTGACGAGTGGTTTGTTCACTAATTAGCACGTAAAATCAGTAACGGCTGGAAATTATTCAATACTCGCACTATCGAAAGTTAACCAGCCAACCGCAGTATCCTGTCATGACAAGTTACTGCGGCTTTTTACTTTTTATATTTAACGGATCAACATCCAGATCAGCAGACACGCCACCACCGGCACAGCAAAATCCATCAGGCTTGCCATATCCCACACGCGCGGATCAAAACCCCCCCCACCACGGCATATTCATACGCTTGCCATGCCCGAACATTTCAATCCAGCGATATTCTGCCTGGGTGTGTTCACGCGCAATGAAGAACGTACAACCGGCTATCGCCCCGTAAGCCCAGTTCCCGGTAAAAAGACCAATCAGTAGCTGCGCAGCCACAGCACAAAGTGCATGAAGGAAAGGTGTTATATCCATTTTCATCCTACCCAATAAAACGGGGCGCTCGGCCCCTTAATATTATTTAGACGCAAGCGCCGCCTCAATTGCAGATAATCTTTGTCTTAATTCTGCGTTTTCTTCTTCCAGTGCTGTTATTCTGTCGTCCGACTCTCTGGCTACCTGAACAAGCAAGCCAGTAACACCAGAATAATCTACTGTGTAATACCGTTCACCTTCTTCTCCATCTAATCCACTCCCGCCGTCTGGATATTTCATCATAGACCCTACGGCTTCGGGGATGGCTTCCAGGGTTTCTTGTGCAATAACACCAGCGTAAGGCATACCGTTTTCTTTAAGCGTGTATGTATAGCCGTTCATTTTACGAATGCGGTCGGTTGCATTATCGATCACCTGAATATTGTCTTTCAGATCCCGGTCAGAGCCTTGATTAAATGCACTTGCATTGCACGCGCCGTTAACCGTTAATTCGTAGGTATTGCTGGTAGTTTTCTGTGCGTAGAACATATACAGAGCCTAATCTACGCCAACTTCATAAACAACCGGACGGCTAGAATTACCCCATAGTCTAGTTGTTACGCCAGCGTGAGCGGATCCCTGTGTGGTTAATGTCATGGTTGACCCATGATTAGCATATTTGATCTGTAATGTGTCGGTGTAATCAAATTTAATAAGCGCGTTACTTCCACGTTTGCTGTATGACATAAGGCAGTTACCCATTTTGAGGTATCCGCTGTCACCGGGAAAAATCATCGTACCGCCATAAAGGTTGGTAAAGTCCCAGCAAATGTTTTTCCCGTTATCGTTCAGGTTAAGGCGCGCCATTGCGTTACCTGGACTGTCTATCCATTTTTTGAGATATAGTTCGCAATACGCATCCTCAACACCTGCCGTCCTGTGAGTTGAGCGGAGTTTTCTCCCAAATATAGCTCCGCTAGTTGGCAATACCTGCTGATACCATGAAGCAGACCAGTCACCAACGGTTTCATCTTTGCTGTCTACATATGATTTTGTTGCGTAGCTTCCTTGATCGTTTTTTAATTTGCTAACGTCGGATTTTAGCGTTTTGATGTCATCAGGAATTACTGTCGATGTAGCCATTATTCTTCCTCACATCCAGCCACGAAGTTGATGCTCAACAGCAACCACGTATTCATCGAATATTGACGGTGTTTTCACATCATTAATGATGCGCACGTTTACAAAATATCCGTCTTCCTTAACACATACCGGTTCGCCATCTTCATTCAGTTCTCCGGTTTCTTTGTACACGTTACCTATCACGTCAATAAGAATATCATCCTGCATCGACTCATCATCATAATAGCCAGTGCTATCCATAAAGGCCGAAAAATCGGCCCTGTCGGCAAATTTAAGTGTTAAATCTTTCATTTAATACTCTCCCCCATTTGCGCATCAGTTAATTCTTTATGCCAGAGACGAAGATTTCTCAAATGGCCGAATAGATGACGTGTCCCTGATGTGGTTTGACCTCCTATTCGAATAAAGGTCCGCGTTTTTACGCCCGTCCATTCCGTTTTCATGGTTTTAGTAGCCTCACCGTTAGAAACTACTCGTTTAGTACCATCAGAATAAATATTAAAACCACCAATGAATTTTCGAACATCCGTTCGACCAGTAAACAAACTAGAAACGTAACTACTTGTCGACGCTTTATAAGTTTGCATATAAAGCTGACCGTAATATTTCTCGGTTGTGTTAAAAGCGTATGTGATTGACTCAATAGGCGGCACACCAGAAAAATCAAAAATACGCGGTGCTACATTAGGAGGAATATCGCCCCAATTCCTGTTAACCTCGACCAAACAAGTAAGCGGTCTGTTATAAATGTTGTTTTCGGTCGGGATCGTAACCATATCACTCGCACGAGTCGCCGCCGTCGTTCCTGATATAATAAAAGATGATACACAAGCCCCATTCTCTACTTGTGGGGTAGCCAGATAAATATAGTCACCTGATACGGTTGCCCCTCCCTGCTTAGGTGAATACTGTATCTGAGAGCCTATTTTTAACTCACCATCAATTGCCTGAATTGTTGCCTCAGCAAAAATCCATCCTGTAGTTTCATCCTTCCTGACTCGTGCCGTAATTCTACCGGAAGCACCACCTGTCATATTAATTTCAAGCGTTTGTGTATCAATATACGCATCACCAAGAAAAGTTGTTGCGCTACCGTCATATTTATCAAACCGGATACGCAACCTTACCTGCAGTTCTGTTTTAAAACGACATGAGGTTGTCACGTGTTTATTATCGCCTGAGACATCAACTGACTTTGTTGCAGCAATTGATGCCATATTAATGGCTGAGGTTTGCCCAATCAGAGAATCGTTGCAGACAAACTTTCCATAGGTAAAACCAAAACTATCCGTCCCGGTTTCGGGAACATCCATATTTGGCGATCGCCCCCAACTGGCAGGGCTTTCCGAATTGAGCATGTAGTTCGTTCTTTGCCCCTCAATAAGCAGGCCATCACGTTCAAATCGTGGCTCGTCAATGGCAGCCTCTGTCAGCACACCAGATTTATTAATATAGGTTGCTTTCGATGCGCGTTTAAACTTAACAACCTTGTCGCCAGGCATCGTTATTTCATCATCACCAATAACAATTTTTTTATATGACGGCGAAAAGCCCGTAATCATATCCAGCGAATCGTTAAATGGTATCCACACATCAGGAAGTGGCTGCAATACTTGTTTATACGGCTCCGCAGCCTGGCTTGCATACTCTCTGGCTGCATCCTCACTTGCTTTAGCTGCTGTCTGGCTTGCTGCCGATGCTTGCGCCGAGTTCGCAGCCGCAGTCTCGCTCGCCTTTGCGTTGGTTTCACTGGTTTTTGCAGCTTTTTGACTGTTTGCTGATGCAGTGGCAGAAGCAGCCGCCGCACTTGCAGAACCAGCTGCGGCACTCTCGCTTTCAGCTGCTGCATCCTGACTGCTTTTCGCCGCAGTTTCGCTGGCTTTGGCATTCGTTTCGCTGGTCTTCGCTGCCGTCTGGCTGGACTTTGCGTTAGTTTCGCTCGTCTTCGCTGCTTTCTGGCTGTTAGCCGCAGCAGTTGCTGATCCAGCTGCTGAAGTCGCAGAACCAGCTGCCGCACTCTCGCTTTCGGCTGCTGCATTCTGGCTATTTTTCGCCGCAGTTTCACTGGCTTTGGCATTCGTTTCGCTGGTTTTCGCTGCCGTCTGGCTGGACTTTGCGTTGGTTTCGCTCGTCTTTGCGGCTGTCTCGCTATTTTTCGCGTTGGTTTCTGATTTTTTGGCTGCTGTCGCGGAGTTTGCCGATGCAGTCTGCGAGGCCGCTGCCGCCTGTGCGCTGTTAGCTGCATTCGTTTCTGAGGTTTTCGCCGCGTTCTTCGATGATGCCGCAGCCGTTTCGGATTTCTTTGCCGCCGCTGCGCTCTGAGAGGCGGCTTCGGCGTTGCGTGCCGCTTCTTCCACCATTGCCTCAAAACGACGCAATGCCTCCGGCATGACATCATCTTCCGTCATGGCACCGAGAAAATCATTCAGCGTACCAGGTCTGGAACCTTCATAGACGGTAATGGTTCCGGCATGTGAAGGCGGAAAACCTTCAACCAGCAGGGTGACGCTGTACTGGCCATACTCGACATCCATGCTGTAACGCCCGGCTTCATCCGGATTTTCAGAGGCTACCGTGTTCACCAGTACCGTGGTGCTGTTACGCTTTGCCTTCAGTTGAATAGTGCAGTTCTGTATTGGTTTTCCCGCACCATCTTTCAGCACACCTGAGATTTTTACTGCTGCCATATCCACTCCACAAAAAAGCCCGCCTGAACCGGCGGGCTGTCATAACACTGTGTTACCTGGCTAATCAGAATTTATAACCGACACCCACGATGAAACCGTCAGTGCGCCAGTCACCACTGCCGGAACCTTCATAAGCAAGGTCAATGGCCACGGATTCGGTCGGGTTAAACTGCACGCCAGCCCCCCACGCCAGAGACGTGTTGCTGTGGCGACCGTCATCACTTCCGGTCAGCACATCGTGCGTTTTCCCCTTGTTGTCAGTTACGCGGAGATAATCCCCGGAGAAGGTCGACACACGGCTGTAAGCCATACCCGCCATCGCATACGCGCTGAACCATTCATTCACGCGCACAGACGGCCCCGCCATCACGCTGAACCAGCGGTTACGCACGGAATCTTCATGCCAGCGGGTATCGCTGTAATGCGTTTTTTGCTCATCTTTGGCATTGGCATAACTGAATGACGTCACCAGCCCCAGCGTGTCCGTAAACTCATAACGGTATTTCACGTTAATCCCGTTCAGATCATCGCTGCCGGGAACGTTCGTCGAGGCATGAAGATACCCCGCGCTCAGCGTGGACTGATGTTCAGACGCCCATGCAGGCGCACCGGATACGGCCAGACAAATGGCTACGGACAAAATGGCGGCATAAAGTTTACGCATAATTACCTCTCGCTTTTCTGCAATAAAAAAGGCGTCATTTCTGACGCCCGTTATGGGTTATAAAATTCAGCTGATACTGATGCCTGCGGTGGCTTTCTTCATCACCACAACCAGCAAATCGCTGATACTTGCTGTGGGATACCAGTCATTTACCAGCCATGCTGACACCGAAAACTCCAGCGTCATGTGGCCGTGACCAGCTGGCATATCAATAACGCCACTGTAAATCAGCGTATTATCCAGCGCGGTACGGTTATAAATTTCAGCACCGTTTTTCCGCACTATCAGACGGCATGAGGAGTAAATATCAGTATGCTCTCTCTCATGTTTAGCACCGCTGAATGCCACCGCCGGAATAACAATCTGCCGGTCAAACGGCTGATCGTCATAAATCCTGACGGTAATGGTCCCTGATGGCCACCGCTCCGGTGCCCGGGAGTCCCGCGGGAAAGCCTTACCCACTGTTTTGACAATATCGCCTTCAATCTGGTTGGCTGACAGTTTCCCTTTAATCTGACAGTTCTCATTTATCGTAACGTTGTTGAGCGTCCCGGCGTTCGCATTCACACTGCCACTGATATCCGCATTTTTCGCCGTCAGTCGCCCGTCCGGTGTCAGGGAAAATGCCGGAGGATTACCGCCGCTGGTAATGGTGGGAGCCGTCAGATATTTCAGGAACACGTCATTCATGAATATCTGATCGCCCTGACCAACAAACATCGGCTTTGTGTTGCCATTCGCAGGATTAATCATCGCAATCCTGTCTGCCGCCAGCAGCACCTGACTCTGCATGCCGTCGGGGGTGTTCTCAATACCGGCACCGATACCCGCAATATAAAGGCGTCCGTCCTGCATCTGCTGCAGCTTCACTGCCCACATGCTGTTCAGGTTATTATTTGTATCAACCTGAACCTTCTGTATCTGCTGGATCGCTGCACTCTGGTCTTCCAGTTTCTTATTGACGGTCTGTGTTATTTCATTGCTGACATCCGTTATGGACGTCCTGATTTCAGTCAGGTCAGGCGCAAGCTGACCGTTATCAATCTGCGTCCACAGCTCCTGAGCCAGATGGGTTTTCCCTATCTCGCCTTTGAAAAAATCCAGATAGCCGGATGCATCATCACTCGGCTGACCAACAGCCTCCACGAATGCCGATTTGCCAACGGTGTTCACACTGCGAACATAAAAATAATAATCATGGCCCGGTTTGATATTGATACTGGCGGCTATCCAGTACAGCGCCGTACCAAGATAACGCGCGCTGGTTTCAACCTGCCTGATATCAGCAATCCGTTTTTCCGAGAACCAGAACTCAAACTGTACCGTCGGATCATAAACCGCAAGATGCGGCGTGGCGGTTATCTGAAAATAGCCCGGCGTCAGCTCAATCCGCGACGGCGCTGCCGGTGCGGCAATCCGGAACGATACCGACGCCGGATCGCCCTGCTGCCCCCACGCATTTACTGCCCGGACTGTCAGCCTGTAGTTCCCCAGAGCCAGTTGTGTGAAGCGGTAAGTGGTTTCCGTCGTCCGGGCCGTGCTGACCAGCCGCTCACTGCCGTCATCCGCTGCCACGGTCAGGCGAAGCAGGAAGCTCACGCCCTTCACCACCTTCGGTGTGTCCCATCGCGCCAGCACCTGATATTCCCCGCTGTCTGCAGTGACTTCTGCGGTCAGGTGCTGCACTGCTGGCGGCGTGACACCATTCACCGTGCCGCTCTGGTCACCGTCAAAGTGCGCCCCGTTATCCACGATGGCTTCTTTCTCCGGTACATGCTGCACGGCAGTGATGGCATACGTACCGTCATCGTTCTCACGGATACTCACACAGCGGAACAGACGCTGGCGCAGCGTCGGCAGCTTCAGCCCCCATACGCTGTATTCAGCAACACCGTCAGGAACACGGCTCACTTTTACCTTCACGCCGTCGGTGACGGACTGAACCTCCACGCTGACCGGATTGCCACTTCCGTCAACCAGGCTTATCAGCGTGGTACCGGAGGATGGCAGCGTGATTTCACGGTCGAGCGTCAGCGTCCGGGTCTGGCTGTTCACCGCCAGCACGCGCCCGCCGATGCTGATACCGGCATAGTCATCATCACAGATTTCAATGACATCGCCCGGTACATGGCGAAGCCCTTCAGCACCCACGCTGAAGTCCACGGTCTGCGTTTCCAGCAGTTCCGTTTTAATCAGCCACAGCCCGGCGCGGTGTGCCTGCCCCCGGCTGGTACAGCCAAAGGCGTCCATCTTCGTGACGTTACGACCATAACGGGCAATGGCCCGCGTGTCCTCCACAAGCTCTGTTGCCGTCTCCCAGCCGTTGTTCGGGTCAATCCAGTTCACCTCCACAGCATTATGGCGGTCCTTCAGGGCGCTGAAGCTGTAGCGGAACGGCGCGCCATCATCCGGCATCACCACATTACTGCGGTTATAGGTCCACACATTATCCGACGGTCGGTCCTGCACGAACGTCAGCATCTGCCCGTTCCATACCGGCATACAGCGCATCGCCGAGCAGAAATCACTGAGCACATCCCACGCCTTACGCTGTGTGGTCAGGTAAGCGTTACAGGTGATGCGCGGCTCCGTGCCACCAAAGCCATCCGGCACCGACTGGTCGCAGTACTGGCCGATAACGTACAGCGCCCATTTGTCCACATCTGCCGCACCAAGACGTTTCCCCATGCCGTAGCGCGGATGGGTCAGCATATCCCACAGACACCAGGCCATGTTGTCGCTGTACGCTGGCTTGAACGTTCCGTCCCAGATACCGCTGTATTGCCGCGTCTGCGGGTTATAGTTCGACGGCACCTGCAGAATACGCCCGCGAAGATGATAATTACGGCTCACCTGCTGACTGCCGAACTGTTCCGAGTCCACCTGCACGCCAACCAGTGCCGTGTTCGGGTAGCACTGTTTCACATCGATAATTTCGGTGTATGACGACCAGAGCGTTTTGTTCTGCAGCTGGTCTGTGGTGCTGTCCGGCGTCATCCTGCGCATCCGGATACTGAACGGGCGCGGCGGCAGGTTATCCACCACCACCGAGGCCAGATACTGCGAGGTGGTTTTACCCTTAATGGTGATGTCCTTTTCCGTCACCCAGCCACCGTTACGTTGTATCTGAACCAGCAGGCGGACTTCTGATGGATTCCTGTCCCCCTTTGAGGTGGTTTCCACCAGTGCCTGCACGCCGAAAGTAAAGCGCAGACGGTCGATGTTTGCCGACGTGATGGTCCGGGTGATTGGCGTGTCATATTTCACTTCCGTACCCAGCACCGTCTCGGAGCCGGAGGATTCAAAACCCTCCGGCGGTGTCTGCTCCTGCTCACCGGCCCGGAACACCACCGTGACACCGGCGATGTTGGTATTCCCTTCACTGTCCAGCACCGACGTACTGTTCAGCAGCACGCTTTTTAATCCATCCACCGGACCTTCAACCGGCCCTTCGCTGATGGCATCGATCACACTCAGCAACTGCGTGGACTTCAGGTTGTCCTTCGCTTCGCGCGGAGTATGCCCCTTACTGCTGCCTTTACCCATTCCTAACGCTCCATAAACGACAAAACCGCCCGGAGGCGGTTTCACATAAAACGTTTTTCATCAGCGACCAATCACCACAACCTGACCACCATCCCCTTCGTCTGCCGTGCTGATCTCCTGAGAGACCACCCGCGACCCCACGCGCATTTCACCGTACAGAACGGGCAGAACATTGCCCTGGGCAACCATGTTATCCAGTGAGGAGAAATAGGTGTTCTGTTTGCCGTTATCTGTACTTGCTGCCGTGGGCGTCCTGGCTTTCGGTGTCAGCATCTGCGCCACTCCGCCCAGGATCATACTGGCCCCTGCCGCATACATGCCCGATACAGCCGCGGCACCCAGCCAGCCCACAGGGTTCCACCATGCCACCGCAATCAGCGCCGCCCCCAGCACCACCTGAAACACACCGCCACTTTTAGCTCCCGCCAGACGCGGCACGATGTGGATCACGGCACCATTTGCCAGCGGCTCATTAAGACGGGCAGACAATTCGGTTTCACCTGCATCACGCCCGGCAATGCGTACCTGGTACCAGCCGTCGCTCAGTTTCTGACGAAACGCCGGGATCTGCATGGCCAGCGCCCGGATGGCTTCGGACCCCGTTTTCACTCGAAGGTCGATGCGGCGGCCAAATCGTTGTAAATCCCCGTAAAGGCAGATGCGTGCCATGCCCGGTGACGCCAGAGGGAGTGTGTGCGTCGCTGCCATTTGTCGGTATACCTCTCTCGTTTGCTCAGTTGTTCAGGAATATGGTGCAGCAGCTCGCCGTCACCACAGTAAATGGCGGCATGATTCGGCACCGATGAACCAAAACAGCACAGCAGCACATCGCCCGGCTGCGCCGCTGACAACGGCACCTGATACAGCCCTGTAGCCTCCAGATTATCCAGATAGAGATTCTGACCGTGACGCCACCAGTCATCCCCGCGATGAAAATCCGGCATCTCAATCCCCGCCAGATGGTAAGCATCCCGGAACAGCGTGTAACAGTCCGTCACCCCGTGCTCAAAGCGCCGCCCGGTAAGATGTGGCACACAGCGGAACTTGTGAATCGCCCCCCGGCAGACCAGCCACCACGGCAAATCACTCTGCACCTGCAGCCGCCGGTCGGCCTCACTCAGCCAGGGCAGACCACCGGGGTGGCTGTGGACCAGCGCCACAATCTCACCCTGCATCTCTGCCCGCAGCCAGTCCTCCGGCGACATCCGGAAATACTCCTCCGGCTCACCGGAGATATTCACGCAGGGAAAATATCTTTCCCCCTCCGGTGTTCTCACCACGAAGCCGCACGACTCCGCTGGCGCACATCGCCGGGCGTGCGCCAGAATCGCTGATTCTGTCTCTGTCATGGGATTTACTGCGAAAGTTTGTTAATGGAAAGGAAGCCGCCAAAGTTGCCGACGTTATTGCGAAACTTACAGCCGCTCAGGCATTTGCTGCATTTATCCTTCGTGATATCGGACGTCGGCTGATCATATTCATCCGCGACCGCCGGACCGTGATAACCGCACTCATCGCCGCGATAGGTCCAGGTGCAGGTGTTGGCCAGCATGATACGTCCCGGAAAAACGGCACCGTCCGTTTCCGTCGGCGTGGACAGTACAAAAGAGGCACTCACCGCGCTCAGTTCGCTGCACTGCTCGATGCGCCAGCGGCTGATCACCTCCTGCTCCGGATCGGCGTCACTGTTTCCGTTGACGAAGTTCACCGCATCCAGAAAACGGGCGTAAACCTTACGCCGGACCACCGTTCCTCCGACCAGACTCTGCAGATCTTCCGCCATCCCGGTGACCATGCCGTGCAGGTTAGAAACCGTCAGTGTCGGACGGGCAGCACTGCCCTTGCCGTTCAGTTCAAATCCCGTCCCCTGAATGGGATACGCCTGATACTGTCGCCCCTGCCAGGTGACCGGCTCACCTTTTTCGTTCTGCTCATTACAGAAAAAATAACGTTCTCCACCGACCTCTGTCAGATCGATTTCCCAGAGCACCACCTGGGCTGACTGAGTGAGGCGTGTCGTCTCATGATGTGTTTCCTGTGGAATATCCTGCATCAGAGACTCCTATGCCACGACCTGTTCAAAATCTGCCGTTATGGTTACCCACAACGCCCCCACGCTTGCCGACCATTTACGACAAACCACCCTGATCGGCTTCCAGTCATAAGGTGGCGTCCACTGAAATGCGCGGACGCCACCGTGCCGTTCCAGAAAGGCTTTTAAAGATGGGTGTTCACATTTACGAACACGTATCGTCACGCTGTAAGTCGACAACTGGTTATTCAGTCCCGCCGCACGACGCTGTTCATAACCATCGCCCAGCTTCACTGTCACCACTTTCGGCTCTGATACCACATTCATATCCGGGCGCACTTTCCAGTGAAACGTCTCCATTACCGATATGCTCCACTTAACCGACCACCATCACGGGCCTGCTGTTGCATAAAGTCCGCTGCCGCTTTTTTCCCAAGGTCATAAACCACCTTCAGGGCAGCCGGACCTATCTGCCCGTTCGTGCCATCGTTATTGATCTCGATGTTGTACTGCGGGGCAAACATCGCCATACCTGAACCACCAATATCCGCCACAACCCCCAGCTTACCGTCAGCACCACGACGCAGAGGCAGAATGGCTTCAGGTCCCGCTTCACCCATCACACCCGCGCCTTTTGCAAAAGCAAAAAACGTCGGACGGTTAACCACCGTGCCACTGTAACGACTCAAATCAGCAGACTGATAAATCCCCCCATTGGCATTCAGGGAAAGGCTGCTGAGATCAAATCCCAGTACACTGCCAATCCCTTTTATCGATTTCATCATGGTTGCCTGCGCCAGGATTTTCGCCATATCTGACAGCACAGAAGAGGTGAAGGATTTGAAATTGAGTTTGCCGGTAGTGACAAAAGTTGCCAGGCCATTTCCCATGTTGCTGAAGGCTGACGAGAACACCTGTTCTGCTGTTCCTGCCGTATTATCTGCATCCACGGTAAAATCCTGAAATGCACGCAGGACTCCGTTTTTCCAGTTACCCTGCACAACTTCAAGCTGTTGCCAGTAACGGCGATTCTCATTCAGTTGTCGGTTCAGGCTCTCCGTCAGCGCCTGCTCGGCCTTTCTGTAGTCATCCGTATTATATGTCCCTTTCTGCTCACTATCCCGCCTCAACTGCTCCAGCTGTTGCTGGTATTTCTGGCGAAGACTCAGTTGTACCTGATATCGCTGCCGCTGCTGATCACCCATACCCACCGTGGCGATATCCAGGTCATGTTGCTGACGCTGAGCGCGCTCTTCTTCAGCCAGTTGACTGGTCAGCTGAATTGTTTTTTTCTTCAGATCGTTGAGTGCCGTCTGTTTCTGAAGCTCCTGCTGTTTTACATCCAGCAGCGTCAGTGCCTGAATCAGTTCATCTTTACGGGCCAGCACACTCTTTTCATCTGCCGTCAGTTTTTTCCCGTCCAGATCGCTGATGCGCTGCTGCAGAGCCAGAAGCTGTTTATGCGCTTCTGTCATCTTTTCAGTGGCAATGCCTGCTGACTGTCTTGCAGCAGCAATCTGTCCTTCCACCTGTGCCTGTTGCTGACTGTACTGCAGCAATAACCGGGTGGCCTCATCATTACGGGTTTCGCGTGTTTTTTTCTTACCGGATGCCAGGGCTTTCTCGTAACGTTCATTTTCACGTTGTATCGCTGCATCCCTGACAGCCTGATCGGCGTACTGCATGGAATTAATACGCGCAATTTCACGCTGATGTCGTGCTGCTTCCGTTTCATTCATCCGGTTCAGTGCAGCATTTTCAGCATTACGTCGTTTCTGTTGCTCCTGATAATTCCGCTCTGCCTGCTCTTTTGCATCCTGCAAATCCTTCTGGCGTTTTTTCTCCTGAAGATCGTTAAGACGCTGCTGATCGTATTCAACCTGAGAAGATGATGCCGTCCAGGGGAGTCTTTTCGCCCGCGACACTTTCTCCTGTAAAGCGGCAATCTGTTCATCCAGCGAGTCTTCACGACCAATATTCATGGCCGCATCCCAGAAACGACTCCACAAATCAGACAGATACTTCAGCGTACTGCCAAGCGCATTGAGGTTATTATCAATATCCGCAGTACGCCGACCGGTTTCCTCTGCCAGTGCAGACATGGCTATCCGTGCAGCATCACTGGACCGTCCCTGATCCCCAAGGACACGTATCTGCTCAAGCTGAGTGGCAGTAAGAAAATGCAGCTCATTGTCCAGAGCCTTCGCGGCATTTACAGGATCATCCTTCAGCCGCTTAAACTGATTTATGGTATCGCTGACCGACTGGCCAACCGATCGCTCCATCTGTGCGGCAGCTCTCGCCACCATACCGATATCGTTTCCACGAAATGCACCACTCCCCACCACCTGAGCCAGCGCACCGGCTGCAGCATGTTGCGTGATACCATTCCCGGAAATAGCACGACTGAGCGTCCACAGCTGCCCGGCAGTGACTCCGGCATAATGCCCCGTCAGCGACAACTGGCGGTTAAATTCTTCCCCCTCCTTCTGACCGTCATACCAGGCTTTACCCAGACCATAGACGGACGCGGCAATACCGCCAATAACCCCGCCAAGCATCATGCCTTTCGGTGACATCAGAGTGTCTATCCATCCGGCACGGTTAGCCAGCGTTATCCCGGATCCCCTCAGCGCCCCTAAATTGCCGCGGGCCAGTTCACCTATCAGAACGCCTATCTCCTGGCGGGCCGCTGCACTTTTCAGACCCAGCGAATGCGTGGCTTTTCCTGCCTGCTCCATTTTGCGGATATACACTTCTGCAGCACTGCTTACCCCCAGCTGGGCAGCCTTAGCACGAAGCAACTCAGAAGAAGAAAGATTCTGGCGGGTTGCCTGCTCTTTAAGCTGACGGATAAACGCCACTTTCTGTCGGGTAGCCTCTTCCTCAGCCTGCGTAAGAACACGGGTTTTCGCCGTAACCTCAGAAATCAGCGCCAGATAATCCTGCTGACCAATCCCGCCACTGTTTCTGGCCTGTCGGATCTGCTGCTGAATACGCTGTAATTCCTGCAGCCCCGCACTGGCCTGTTTCACACTGTCAATCTGACGATAAAACGCGGCAGCCGCTTTATCCTGAGCCTCCGCCAGAGCCATGGCCTGCGCCTGTTCCTCGCGCATTTTCTGGCTCAGTGCCTCCATACGCTGGCGGGTTTGCTCCACCTCGCGGGCCATGCGTTCATGAGCCTGTGCGCTCTTCTCCACCGTCTGCGCATGGACGGATGCGGCTGTTGCAGCCGAAGAAGCCGCCTGCATTGTCTGCCGGGCGGCCTGAGTCTGACGCTCCATAAAACGCTGCATACGGGCAGAAGACCGTTCTGCATCGCTGGCTGCACCATTCAGAAGGTTTTTGATACGGGGAATTTCATTTTTAAACTCTGCCGCATCAATCCCCAAATCAATGACCAGGTTGGCTATCTGGTCCATAACGCACACCTCCGGAAATACCTTCCCCAAGATGCATCAGTTCTTCGTCCGTTCGCTCCGGTATCCCGTTCTCTTCCGGTAAAAGGCTGAAATCAGCCACCGCAGCATCACTGCTACCGGACACCATTCTCACGATCAATGCCTTCAGCGAGGCAAACTGCGCATCCATCCACACATCACTGAAGCTCTGCATCCGGAAATAATCGCCCCACTCACCAAGCTCAGTGGCCGACATTTCCGACAGCATCCGCCGCCAGTCTGCCCGCCGGAACTCCCGGGCAAGCCGCATGACAAACTGCATTTCCCGCGTCAGGACTTTTCCGGCGTCAGCACCTCATGCTCCAAATCCCCGGCATTCTCAATGACTCCCATACCGCTCAGCGACAGAACCATCTCCGCCCCCGCTCCCAGGGCATCATACGACCATGTTGTAATAACGGATGCGCAAAGCGTCTCAACATCCTGAGACTGTTCCGCATTCCACAGTGAGCGGGAAACCAGCCAGGCATTGATATCCATCCCCATCCGCAGAAAAGCAATCTGTCGTTCAGCCTCCGGCAGTTCTCCCTCTTCGGCATCAAACTTTGCCGTTCGCTGCTGAACAAACGCCAGATATTCAATTCTCTGCAGCCCGGACAGCTCACTGAGCACCACGGACTGCTTTTCATAATTAAACGTGCCCTGTTTCAGAAACATCATGTTCTCCACCTGCAAAAAAGCCCCGGATAACCGGGGCAAATGATGAGTATCGTCCTGTTAACCTGCGGCGCTGACAGCCACCGCAGCCACTGCCACAAAATCGCCGTCAGAAGTCATGCCCACAATGCTGACACTGCCCTGCTTCACGCCTTTCACCGTGGCCACAAGCCCGTTCAGGGTCACCGTGGCAGTCTGTGGATCTGTCGAATGCACACTGATCGCTTTGTCACTGGCTCCGTCAGGTTTTACTGTAAAGGTCAGCGTGGTGGTTGCTCCCACTTTTACACTGGCAGATGCCGGTGCCACCGTCAGCCCGGTAACGCTCACTGTTTCAGTGCCTTCCTCTGCCAGATACGGACGCCCCACACCGCTGATTTTCACTGTGCGGGTCATCACGTCTTTTGAGGCAATGGTTTTACCCAGTGAGCTCAGCCAGCCACGGAAAACATCAACAGTGCCGTTGGGATATTTGATACGAAACGCGCAGACTTCACCGGAGTCGAACAACTGAACCAGTTTTTTCTGCCCGCTGTCACCCGGACGCCAGGCCAGCGTCGCCGAAGTATCACCGACGGATTTCTGCCCCTGGGTTGTCGTTTTCCAGTCTGCATCTTCATCATCGAGATAAGTGTCATCTTCTGCATCAGCGGTCATTTCGCCAGGTTGCAGATCCTTCACCATCGCAAGACGCAGCCAGTCAGTGTCCGATAAAGGGTTCGCAAACGCATCGCCCTTGCCGGTGTACATCCAGAACGTCGTTCCCGCACCTTTCGTTTTTGCCAGTGGATTTGGTGTGGTCATTGCCACCTCCTTTAATTCGTGTACGTGATCTGGTACGTGATTTCCGCCATCGCCCAGGTGGCCATCTCATTATCACGTTGATAGTTAAAACCGAGAGGGATCAGGGTGTCGATGAGTCCGGAAAGTGCCGGTATATCATTCAGGGCCGGGAAAATGGTGCTCTCCATCCACATATCCAGCTCTGAATCCGGTGCCTGTGCCCGGATGAAGACAGCAATATGCAGAACAGCCTGCCAGTCATCTTCATCCGTCATTTTTCCGGTGTACTGAGCATCACTCAGCCACACCGCCACGGCAGGCAGTTCCTGCGCATCAATAAATGCCGGAAGCCCGTCAAAAAACGTGGCGCTGTCTCCACACTGTTCCCGAAGGCGTGCCAGTACGGCCTGGCGGATTTGTGTATGTCGGTTCATCGGGTCAGCCATAACCTCAGTTGTTGTTTCAGTGCATACCCCAGCTGTTTCGGCATTTCCGCAGCAATAATGCGGTCGCGGGCATCTTCAAATGCCTGTGTCAGCTGTCCGGACAGCGGGACTTTCACCACATCAATGGGGTAACGATTTTTGCCATCAATACGCCGCATCACATGCCAGCGACCATTCGCCAGTTGCTGAATAAACGCATCCCGAAAAAGATATTTACCCACCTTCAGCACACTGCCACGGTACTGCAGTTTTCCACCACGCCGGGCCAGTCTGACCCGGGCCGTCCCCAGCTTAATAGCGGGCAGATTGCCCCGGTTAACGCGGATCCTGGCCGTCATTTTTCCTGACGGACTGGCTTTAAACACCCGGACACGCTGACGTACCAGTTTCAGGGGGATCCCTTTCACCTGGTTATCTCCCGCAACGGTATTCCCGGCAACCTGCCGGGTGGCGACCGAGACCGCTTTCTGTGCCACACGGTTTATCGCCCATACGCTGGCCTGTGGCACCATACGGGTATCAAGGCTGTTCAGATTACGGATGGCATTCTCAAGCCCCTTCATCCCACACCTCTTTACTCAATAAAGATCATTGGCTTACCGTTAAAACGTTCATGCCGTGTGACCGTCCATTGTTGTCCGTCATAAACAACGCGATCCCCGCGCCGTGGGCGGTATCCCGAAGAAAACACCACCAGAGAGACCGCAGGTCCGGACAGAGCATTCAGCTCTGCCAGTGTTTCTCCCGGGATCACAGTCATATCGGCATCATTAATCGAGGCTGTCTTTCCCATCTTTCTGACCGTGATCGCATCCATACGCGCTGCCAGCCGGGAAAAGGGATCAGACATTGAGTTTTACCGGCACTTCTTCTGCACTGGTTCCGGCATCTGCCCAGACAACCCCGACCAGCGGATCAGAGCCGCTGTTAGTCAGCTGAACTTTTCCGGACTTCAGATAAACCTTCTTACCCGTTTTCATGTCATCCGTTTTCAGCTTAGGCAGCATAAACACACCTTCGGTCATGCCGTCGCCTGTTTCACCCTGTGGAATATCGGTCAGCGCCACCGCAAAAACATCACCCACCCGCACCAGATCTCCGCTGCTGATGGCTGCACTGGCAACAATCGCCACCGTTTTTCCTTCTTCTACAAAATTCTTTGCCATAACTGTCTCCGCACAGCCCCGTTCAGGGGCTGATTTCAGGTACAAAAAAAGCCCTTACGGGCCATCAGAGTTGTTGTCTGCGACGTTTACGCCGTACATTTCACCAGACCGCGGTGATCAACTGGCGCGACACCGGCGTCAATACGCACTTTCGTTGTCACGCCATCCACACTGAAGCCCTCCATCTGATCAATATATGGCGTATCCACACCGTTGAGATAAGCCACTTCAATCGTATCGGAGCCTTTTGACGCAGCCAGGTAGAAGGTGGTCTGGCTGTTATCATCAAGACGAGGCTCTGCAATAACGGTCGCAAAATCTTTCACCGGGTTAATAATACCGGCGTTAATGTCAGCCCCCTTGACACTTGAGGAGCGAATGACCTGGTTAGCAACAGACTCCATCGCCGTCGGTACCAGTACGAACGCAGGACGAATATTCAGATGACGCTCCCCCTCTTTCTGAACGCGCATCAACTGGCGGGCTTTATCCAGCGATGCCACGTCCATTGCAGCGCTCTCCAGTACGTTTGCATGTTTCGCTTTATCGAACAGACTTACATTATCTGTGGAGATTTTCGGGTTAGACGTCAGAATGGCATAAACCAGATCGGCAATAGTGGATTTCGCCGCACGGCCCAGCTTCATCGGGACATCGGTCAGCATATTCAGATCATCATTGATAATGGCCTGACGGGTGATACTGAACAGCTCGCCATAGGTCGCCAGTGCAATAGTGGCCTGTTTATCTCCGGTGGTGACGTATTTATATTCCGCCCCTTCACGCACCTGACGCAGAGCACTGAAGCCCCCCATACCCACACGATGGGCAATTTTAAAATCAGACAACTGACCTTTCCGCGTCCACTGTTCATAGGTTTCAGGGGCATCTTCCCAGCCCTGCAGAATGGCTTTGTTCGCAACATCCAGCAGAATATTACCGAAGTCAGACGTACTGTGTGTGAACGCCGCACCGACCATCTGCATCGGGTTATAACCGGAAACCCCAATACCCCGTTCAGTCAGTGACATACGGGCATATTCACGCAGGGTCATCCCGTTGTAGACATTATCACGTTCGGTTTTTTCAAATCCGGCACGCGCCATCAGCGCCTGGCGGATCCCGTCCCCCACAAAATTACCGTTACCGGCATAAATATGAGCCGGGGTATTTTTATTGGATGGCGTGGACTCGCGCCCCATCTCGTTCAACAACTTTTCGCGGGCCTGCTCCAGCGAACATTCAGGATCGGCAAGACACTGGGCCTGCAGCGTCTGATAACGCCCGCCAAACATGGCAAACAGATCATTAATACCGTTTACACGCGCTTTTTGCTCTGCCAGTACCTGCGCACGGATACTGTTTTCATCCACCACGGGTGCTGCTGCCTGCACTGGCGTCCGGGAGGCTGCAGGTTCATCATCCTGTACGCGTGGAGCACTGTTGCGTGGCGGAGTAATCATGTTTCGAATGGATTCCGGCATCTTTTTAAATTCCTCTGTACGTTTTGACTGAATACATGCCATTGCCTTAACGGCTGGCGTTACCTGATCAGCAAATCCATATGCCAGACATTCGGCACCGGACATCCAGGTCTCATCCGCCAGCATGGCAGCAATTTCATCGGTGGTTTTCCCGGTTTTCTGTGCATAAGCGGGTAACAGAACCGCCTCAACTTTATCGAGCAGGTCGGCATAGGTGCGCATGTCCTCCGCATCACCGCCCGTAAAGCCAAATGGTTTATGAATCATCATGAAGGTGTTTTCCGGCATAATGACCGGGTTTCCCACCATCGCAATGACCGACGCCATTGACGCCGCCACACCGTCGACATAAACGGTAATGGACGCACCATGTGTTTTCAGCGCATTAAAAATGGCGATGCCTTCAAAGACATCGCCACCCGGTGAATTAATATGGAGATTAATATGGGTGATATCGCCCAGTGCATTCAGATCACTGATAAACTGCTTTGCTGTAACACCCCAGAAACCAATCTCGTCATAAATATAAATATCCGCGTCACTCTGGTGACCAGCCTGCATCCTGAACCAGGAATTATTCTTCGGACTGGTCGTCGGTGTGCTGCGGCTCCTGTCGTTTCGTTGCGGCACTGCTGCCTCCTTTATCACTGGCCGGATCGGTATCAAATACCAGATCCAGTTTGCGGTTTTCATCAATTTCGGCCTTGCGCCGACGTTTGACATCATCCGGATTACGACCACCAGCACGTACCCAGTCTGATTCTGTCGCCGCTCCACCACGAATCTGGATTTTCCAGGCCTCAGCCTCCTTAACAGGGTCAATCCACGGCATCACCGGTCCGGAATACACCGCGGTATACAGTGAAGAACGGTCAAGATCGCGGGGTAGCCTGATAACACCGGATGCCACAGCCTGTTTCAGCCAGGCACGGTACATCGGGCGGGTGACGGCACCAATAAACCAGTCCTGCAGAATCAGGTAGCCATCAGTGGATTCAACCAGCTCCTGACGCTGGGCGCTGTAAGTACCGTTATAGTTGCGCGCTGTACTGGAAAAACTCAGACGACTGCCAGCCGCCACTGCACGCAACTGACCATTACGAAAAGTTTCAAGATTAGGATTGGGGCGATCCGACTTCACCATTCCGATTTCTTCGCCGGGTTTCAGATCGTCGTAAATAATGCCTGGCTGAATGGTAAGCTCGCGTTCCTTATCCTTGCTGCCATTACCATCCGGTTCATAGCTCTGCCCGTCGCCTTTGCGGATGTACATCCCCAGAGCAGCGGCGATCCTTGCTGCAGTCAGCTCATAATCTTCATAATCTTTCAGGGCACTGAGGCGGATCAGCACACCGGACAACAAAGACGTCCCGCGCATCTGGTGCAGACGGCGAACAAATTTAAGATGCAGCATTCGCTCTGCATCCACTTCTTTGGTTTCCATCTGCCGTCCGGATACGGGACGGCTTTTATACACCAGATATTTTTCGGGACGCCCCCAGTCATCAACAAACACGCCCTGATTCAGCCTGTTGCTCTCATCACTGGTCATGGGAATAAAGTCTGGCTCGAGCGCCTCCAGCCAGAAATGAACACCGGCAGAAGGCGTCAGGCTGTTTATGCGCCCGGAAACCATCTGGGCAAACACCTCACCATCGCGCAGCCAGGTACGCAGCATCAGACGTTCCAGCATCGGACGGGTAAACTGCCCGGTGACTTCCGGGCTGACAGACCATTCACTCCATCGGGTGCGAATCTCCGCTGCCAGATCACGGGCAATGGCCCCATTGCGCAATACCGGATGTGGCTCGACAATAATCCCGTTTTTCCCCACCACCCGTTCTTCCAGCTTGTCAAATACACCAATAACCAGATCGTGGTTGTTATCAAGGTAACGGGCCTGCTCACGTAACGACACGGCCCCGTACTGGCTTAGCTGGTCGGCAGTTCGGTTCTCCCGTCGGGCTTTGTGTGTCCGCGTCGTTTTTACGGCTTCATAAGCCTGGATCACCGCACGGGAACGCAGCCTTGCCGCTTTCCATCCAGGTGAAAAAACGCCAATCACATCATCAAGAATTGCCATCAGAACCTCGCCAGCCGGTACCCGGGATGCCCCCGTCGTCGTGTAATCAGAGCCGCAAGGCGGCGCTCCCACTCCTGCCGTCCCTGCCGGATCTCAGATAAGTTTTCCATGGTCATCTGCTGACCATTAAAGGTGACGGATTTTCCGTCCAGCACCGCCATTTCAGCTTCCATATAACGCTGAATCATGGCTTCGATATCATTCTGGTTCATAACCATCCTCCGGAAGTCAGCCAGGGGTTAACATCGTCAGTTACTGTTTTCTTCCGTTTTTGTTTTTTAACAGGCGTGGATACCGGTTCCGGTGAGGATGACGGTTCGGTACTGTCCTGGACACACTCCAGCCAGGTTTCCCGGCTCGCCCACTCCGGTGCATCCGGCCAGCGGATCTTTTCGTATCCATGCAGAATGACCAGAGCCTCGGCATACACCATCAGGTCAAAAGCTTCGTTGGCACCGCGACCCGGCTTACTCCATTTCCCGTCACTGCTCCGCTCTTCATACGTCAGTTCGTCGTAAAACCAGCTCCCCAGCCAGTCAGGGAAATGCACATAGCCGGGACCTGGCGAGTCACGCCATAACGCGTTATTCACCCGGTCTTTCAGTGCATCCGTCTGAAGAAGCCAGAGCGGCACATCACCTGCGGCCTGCGCCCGTCGGCCCGTTCGTCCGGTGTTATCAGGGAATGTACGGGTGATCAGTTTTGCGCGCCGGATGCTGTCGCCCTTAAACAGGTAAATACGTTTACCAAGGCCATCACGACGGCAACGACGCCAGAATTTATAGGCATTATCAGTGACCCCGTCTTCACCGCCGGAGTCCACCGCCATTGCCATCAGTCGCATTTGTTGAGAAGGATCGGAGGCCAGCGGCCAGCTTTTATGAAAAACATCCGTCAGCAGGACATCCCAGTCTTCCGGATAGCTGGCCGGATCAATTCGCTGGCTCTCCCCGTCGCTGTCACCGCGCAATGACTGCGTGATGTTGTAACGATCAATAATCCAGCGTTCGCCACGGCTGCCATAGCCCGTTACCTGAACCACAAAACGGCGATGACGTCCCGCCTGCACATCCACTGTCGCCACAAGGAAATTAACGCCATCCGGCACACTGCGGGAAGGAACTGGCTCTGCCCGCTGCTCAAGCAGTTCACTTTTTCGTTGCTCCATGCTGGCGCGGGGAAGATAAGGTAATCCCCAGTCGGTATTGATAACCGTCTTGAGTGTTTCTTCACTTCCGGTTGTCTCGTATTCCTGTTCTGCAGTAAGCAGTTTGTAAACGAGTTGCGAGAGTGTCTGGTAAGCAGCTGCCGGACCCTCCATCCAGAATGACGCAATACGTGAGCGTCGGGGATCACCATAACGACTGCCATCCGCATTGATGGATTCACCATCCCGCAACCAGACCCCACGTCCGTTCAGCTCACGTTTTTGTTCAGGCATAATCCGTCCTGAACAGGAAGGACACTGAATATAAGCCGCCTCACTTGCCAGCACGGGATCGGCAATATCACGGAAACCAGCAACCACATCGCCGCAGGGCTGAAAATACTCACCACAGTGTGGACAGGGCCAGTACCAGCGACGGCGATCACCACGGTTATAGAGCGACAGGATCCCCGTGGTTGGTGGAGCCTCATGCGGTGAAGTCCGTCGCCATTTCACATCCTTCACATCCCTGCCGGGGGAACTCTCCACCAGCGTCATACCGCTGGACATAAATGTGGTGGTACGTTTTGAGGCAAGAGAGAAAGCATCCCCCTCGCCATCAATATCTTCCGGAAAACGGTCATAATCCGTCAGCGCGACGCATTTATAATCTGATGAGGACATGATATTGACTGACGGCCAGCCGATTTTCAGGTAGTTACCAGCAAGGAATGTTCTGTCATAAACGTTGTTGTCATTTTTGTTCGGACTCAGGCGACTGACCACTTCCGGGCTGACGCGAAACGTTCTGGCGAGTCGTTTTTTGGAGTGTTCGCGGGCTTTTTCCTCCGTCATCTGAATGATCAGCATATCAGCAGGATCGCAAATCACGTTGTAAATCACCCAGCCGTCAATCAGGCCGATAGTCTTGCCGGTTCGTGCCGGGCCAACAAATATCACTGCGTCGTATTCACGCGAGGCCAGGCAGTTCATCGGCTCAATAACATACGGTGCCACCAGCGGATCCCACGGGACTGAGTTCCCTGCCCCCATGGGCACCCGCATATACTGAGCAACGGCATCAGCAACCCGCATTCGTCTCGGTGCGCGAAGGATATAACCTGAATCGGTTCGTGCTGCCTTTGCGGTTTCCTGATTCAGCATTACTCCTCCTGCTGTAATTCCTCCTCATCATCCGCACCTGCTTCAGTCACCCGCAGGGCTATCTGATCGCGCAGATCATCAATAATGGACTGAACACGGCTCACAGCGGCAGGCTGCAGACCGCAGTCACGTTCCAGAATATCCGGTAATGTCTCCAGCACCTGCACGACCGCTTTTGCCCAGATGGCAAACTCCCGTCTGACATCACTGGCCGGAATGAGTTGTGCCGTTTCCTGTTCGAACTTAAGACGCTCACGTTCAGACTGATACCAGGCTTTGCGCTCATGCGCGTCCATTTCGCCTTCTGCAACCGGCGGTGGCAATGCCAGAAATGCCGACACAATATCAACCACCCGATAAAGCTTGAGGTTGCTTTCATGCCCCCCTGCAACGGGTAGATTTTGCAGCCTTGCCGCAGCAGTCTGGCGATGTACACCTGACAGTGCCGCCAGTTGACTGATATTCAGCGTCAGATTTTTTAACTCTCGATCCATACCCGCTCCAGAATGTTTTAAACATGCATCTCGCGAACAACTTTAGGCAAACGGTGTTAGTGATGAACAAAAAACAATCAAAATCGACACCATAAAAACAAAACCACTGTAATATCAATCTATTACAGTGGTGGTGATGACGAATGAAATTTCAAAAACTAGCCTTTTTCCGCGACGCTCCCGCCCCGTGGCAGGCCACCCCACCGGGAGGACCCGTCAGCCTGACAGCTCTGACGAACGTCTGATACAACGCCTTGCATGAATGGCATCGGGATAATCCAGAAAGGCATAGCATCGTGCCCACAAGAATCTGTGTAAGTGTCCTGTTTCTTCCACCCCCGCACAGGACTGGCGAGCATGAGGGACAAACCCGCGAACCATAAACGCGGTAAAAACCCGGTGTGCATCGTTTTTGATTATTCCCGCACACTCGCGCAGAAGGAGTTCCCCGTCGGGCTACGGTCTCTGTTAATACGGGAATACGGCGACGATACAGCGCATGATGTGTCAGGCTTGAATACCTTTATCCGTTAAAAGGGATATCAGTTAAGCTATCCCGTGTAGGGTATAAGCCATTATCAAAGCCACTCTGTAGGGAGTGGCTTTTGTAATGGCAATAAAAAGCCCCGCGAATGCGAGGCTAAATCCTGGTATTTGTAATGACTGGCTCTTATCTCAACGCAGCCCCTTACCGCGCGCAAGATGCTCAATATCAAGCATCAGCAATGAGATGTTTAATCTGGATTCACTCCAGAAGTGATCACCATCCTGTCTACAGAGCCAGATGTGAAGGATGATGAGTAAAATTATCGCTATCATCGAAGGCATTGCGTCCTGATGTATTCCTGAAGCGTTCTCAGTGCTGTTTGGTCGCGGATAATTCCGTCCCGGATACCGAGAACGTTTCGTCCAGCAACTGGAGAGAGTTCGACGGTGGCATCATTGCCCATGCCGGAGGCGCTGGAGGTTTCGGCTGAGGATGGCACAGGGCATTTTCCTTTGACGAACACCCGACCACCATTATCAAGCTTGCGCCGAAGAGCATCATTTTCAGCTTTCGCATCAGCTAACTCCTTCGTGTATTTAGCATCGAGTGCATCAGCAGAACGCTGGCGCTGCTGCATGTCAGTAATGGTGGCGGTCGCCTGCTTCAGCTCACTGACTTTTTTATCTCGCTGTTCTTTGTAGGCGATGGCGTTATCACGGTAATGATTGACCGCCCACGACAGGCAGACGATGATGCAGATAACCAGAGCGGAGATAATCGCGGTTACTCTGCTCATTGTTGCCCCCACAAACAGACTTCACGCTCAATCTCACGACGAGTCATCAGGCCTTTCCATTGCTTACCGCCAGCGTATATCCAGCGACGTAGCTGGTCACATGCGCCTTTGATATCGCCCTGGTTTATTTTGCGAAGAAGCGTCGATGTTCTGAAATTGCCAGCACCCACGTTGTAGACGAACGAGTAAAGAGCGCCGCGCGTTGTTTCCGGTATATCGACTTTGATGTACGGGTTAATTTGTCTGGCAACCGTGGCAAGGTCTTTATTCAGGAGGGCTCTGCATTCTGCTTCGGTATACGTTTTACCGAGCATGATGTCTTTTCCAGTGTGTCCGTGACATACAGTCCATACGCCAACGATATCTTTGTATGGTATGTAGCTGACACCTTCCAGGCCATCGTCACCACTTGGGCCAGTGATTAACACTGATGCTATAGCAATTGCTCCGCCACCAATAGCAGCAGCAACTGCTTTTCGTAATGATGGAGGCATTATTCACCTCTCGCAGCCTTGCGCTTATCTTCTTTAATCTTGAAATAAAGGTTTGTCAGGTACGTCAGCAGGCCAAATACCAGGCTACCCAGCACACCTATTGCTGCCCACTGTGAGGGCGTGACTTTATCGAGCAGCTGTAAAAACCAGTAACCGGCACTACCTGCTGAGGTGCCATAGGCGACACCCGTTGTTAACTTATCCATGGATTTCATAACCCCACCTCGCAGATGCGGGTGCTGTGTAATGGAAATAAAAAGGCCACCTGACGTGGCCACCAGATTATTTCCCCACCAGCTCGTTTATCTCTTTCACTGTCTGGTTAAACCGCTCTGACTCAAGCTCAACACCTAAGGCCCGACGCCCCAGCGCCATTGCTGCTTTTATTGTGGAACCGGATCCCATAAAAAAATCAGCAACCAGATCACCAGGTCGACTACTGGCATTGATTATTTGCCTGAGCATATCCGCCGGTTTCTCACACGGATGTTTACCCGGGTAGAACTGAACGGGTTTATGCATCCAGACATCGGTATAAGGCACGGAGACTGATACGGAGAAATAGCGCCGGAGAGATTTAAACTCATCCAGCAATTCAGAATATTTGCGATTCAGTGAATCATAAGATGCCACCAGCTGGTGGTGTGGTTGTTCCAGTTGTTGTTCCTGAAACTTCTCTGCCGCTATACGGGAAAACAGTGCCTGTAACTTCCGATAGTCAGCCTCATTCGGCAACTGCCACTGACTGGCACCAAACCAGTGGGAAACCATATTTTTCTTACCTGTGGCTTCGGCAATTTGTTTTGCCGTTATACCCAGTTCGGCACGAGCATCCCTGAAATACGATATCAGCGGTGCCATTATGTGCTGTTTGAGTTCCCTTTCTTTTGCCGCATAGCCGTCACTTTTGCCGCGATATGGCCCCTGGTAATGTTCAGCAAACAGAACGCGCTCTGTGGCAGGAAAATATGCGCGCAGACTTTCTTTATTACACCCATTCCAACGTCCGGACGGCTTCGCCCAGATGATATGGTTAAGCACGTTGAAACGTTCACGCATCATGATCTCAATATCAGATGCCAGGCGATGCCCACAGAACAGGTAAAGGCTTCCGGCAGGTTTCAACACCCGCCAGAACTGGGCCAGACAGTGGTCCAGCCACTTAAGGTAATCTTCGTCCCCTTTCCACTGATTGTCCCAACCGTTGGGTTTCACCTTGAAGTAAGGCGGATCGGTAACAATCAGGTCAATGGAATCATCAGGCAGGGACTGAATAAAATGCAGGCAATCAGCGTTGATTAAATCAGCACTGTTTATTTTTACAGTATTTTTCATGGATCAGTAAGCGTAACTCTGGTAGGCTCACTCTGCTTTTGCGCTAAAGCAGTGGGCCGTGGTTCGCTTGTGACCAGTAAGCATGAGCGAATGGCTGGCAGGTGCTACCAACACCCACCAGCCGCCCATTTTCACAGCAGGAAACCGCCATTACTGGCAGCGTCTGAATTTATTCCCGTACCCGCCGTTATCCTTCGCCAGACCCGCCAGAACTAACTGAGTCAGTATTAACTGGCACCGGGCTTCGCTTACTCCGGTAGTTCTCGTCATCATGCGTGGCGTTACCCACTTGTCAGCAGGTAAGAAATGAAGGACTGCGGCGGCGGTTTCTGTCATATCTTGCTGTTTTAGCATGTCTTTTTCCCTTCTGGTTAACATGACATACCAATAACTCTTGTCTAAAAAGCCAGCAAGATAAAAAGTCAGTATTCACGACCACCAGCGTGTTTACTGTACTGCACCAAGTTTACGGGTACAAAAAACCCGCTCAGTGGCGGGTTGCTATCACAGCTATATATTTACTTATTATGCCGTTACTAACATTTATCTTCGACATATAATCGAAAACAAGGTTTGCTTAAAACTCTGCTTTCATTTTATCCGGGAATTTTTTATTTGCAGCATAATAACTACCAAGTACATAAGCGTTCATTTGCTGCTCTACATCAACCCGACATGCCGCACTAGAACAAGCTCCACTGATAAGCCCAAAAGAACTCCCTTTAGCAGAGAGATCAGCTTTGATTTCCTCTACAGTGTTTTTCCCCATAGCAACTACACACCCTGTCACAATATATCTAGCTTTCACATCATCCATGCTAAGGATAGTAGTTTTCGCAATTTTGCTGTATCCATCATTTTTATAAACATCCATGGCAAACGCACGGCAATCTGTATAATACGGACTTGCTTTAACTTGCGAATACTCAGGTAATTTCATACCTGCACAACCAACTAAACAAAAACCTATCGCTGCTATTAATACCTTTTTCATTACAGTCATAACCTAGAAGCATCATTGAAACTAATTTATTAAATAACCATCGAGTTTCTGGAATACAGACGTTAACCATCTCTCCAAAATCTAAAAGATAATAAGAAAAAATGTTTAACGCACCAATCCATTTCATAGTTTCATGAGACATCAGGCACAAAAAACCCGCTCAGCGGCGGGTTTTTGACATTTACCAACGGTAGACATACAAGGCCCATCGTTGAGAAAATCTTATCCATATTTTTTGAAAAATGCAAGTATCACGTCGACATCTTCGGCGAAAATTATCTATCTTGTCACTTTTCTCAATTGCGATTCAGCATACGCTTCTTCCTGCCAGCACTTTGTAACCAGTTTATTAATAACGTCTGCATATCCTTTGTACCACTGATAATCCGTCAGGTCCGGTACCAGTTTCTGGACATGATGCCGCGCCAGTGTGGTTGGTAAACGGCTAAACCGGTTGCCATTGCAACGCCCACAAATCTTATAAACAGGCACACCATGAAGCCGGGTTCTTTTTTCATCCAGGACAATACCTTTACCCTTACACCCTCTGCACGCTGTGCTGACTTCTCCCTTACCATGGCAATGCTGACATAGTTCCTTCACCCACTCTTCCTTGATAACAGATTCCCCGCTTCTGGAGTGTTTCACCACTTCGCGCAATACATTATGAAATCCAGTACCAGCACAATGCTCACAGCGAGCCTTACTTGCCGCAGACCTGGAATAATCAGCAAAGGCAAAATTCACAAGGTAAGGGATGATCTGTAACCGGGTTTCTTCACTCAATTTGTTCAATGTCGGGTTATCCAGTGCCATCGCGTAATTGAGCAGACCTTCAATCGCAAATTGAGGATCCTGAACACCAACTTTTGCCAGGAATAAGGCAAACCCAAGCGGTGCTTTCGACTGCACCATCCCCTGCGCAGCCATCACATCCGTAATCGTTAAACCACCTGAGCCTGTCGCCGGTGCGTCATCGCTCAATTTTGGAGATTTTGGGGAGTAATATTTTGGTAAGGCTTCAAGGTTCATGCTCGTTCTCCACTTACGCCAATACGCCAATTGCCAGCGCACGATCGATAAAACGAAATATCAGCTCCAGCTGGGAGCCATACTTCTCTTCAAATGCCACGGTATCCGCATGCAGCTCGTCGTGATGCTTTCTGCACAAAGGCAACACAAAGAGGTCATGCGCTTTTGTACCCATTCCACCCTGACCGTGGCCTATCAGGTGGTGGGGATCATCAGCAGGCTTTCCACAACATGCACACGGCTGTGTCTTAACCCAGCGCGTGTACTTTTCATTAACCCAGCGGCGGCGTTTTGGGCGTAACATAAAAGACTCCGGCGACTCCGGATCCACTTTCAGCGCCAGCACCTTTTTTGCCTTATCCTGGATGATGCTGGTGGCAGGAACCGAAGGCACAAGGTCACTTTCCCGGGTGACAGACGGCACAACAGGCTTTGGTAATCTCAGTGCCTTACGGGCTGCACTTTCCGGTAAGGCATCCGCCAGGTCATTACGAATCAGCCACCAGCACAGTTCCGGCATTGTCACAACGTGACTATCATCAAAACCGAGATCCCGACGCACAACAGACAACACCCAGCGGGCACAGTTATCCGTTGCCATTGATTCCAGCCGTTCCGTGAACTGATCGCGCAGCTGGTTATCGCAGTGCCAGCACAGACGGATTGCGCCCGGAGCGTGTCGCATTGTGGTCATGTTCTCGCTGTGCCAGTCGGAATGAGGCCACTGGCAGCCTTTTTCACGAAGTAACCAGCTTTCAAGACATTCCACGCCACCAGCACGACGGATCACTGCCTCATTGCGGAACACGGCCCGAACGGCAGGATCATCCGCCAGCGGTTGTGATGCCGCCGGAACGGCACCACTGGCGAAAGATGAATAACGTTCCGGCTCAGGCTCCAGCAGAACACGCCCCTGCATAAACAGGGGCATCAGCTCTGAACCTGGCCTGAACAATACGATCCCCATACGCGGGGCAATTTCAGGGGTCAGTAGTGCTCTCACGGTCACCTCAATGAACGGTATCGAGCAGCTTTAACAGCTCAGGGAATCGGGATTCGAAGAAATGCGGCTGCGTCTCGCGCGGATTTGCAGGACTGGTGATGTTCTTGCCGAACATGCAGCCTTTCGCCGTCAGCGACCAGAATTTTTTGATGTTGTTAATCGCGGTACGGCTGTATCGTTCGCGTTGTTCAACGATCCCCAGCTTCACCATCTGGTGATATGCCTGATTAGCCGTCAGGCGGATACCATACTGCTTCAGCAGTGCACTCAGCGACAGCGTGGGGCGACTTGAGCCATCAGGCGCGTCAGCAGGAGCATCAATGGCATAGCGCGGTGCCAGATTCGGTAAGCCAACAGCCTCCTGAAGCTTCTGACAGGCTCCAAGCACTGATGAGTTAGACAGATTTAATTCCCGGCGCATAAAGTCCAGCAGGATCACGCCAGCCTGCATCTTGTCAGCAGCCTGTCCGGATAATTTTTCCGGTGCGCTGGTTACCATGTCGAAAGTACGGATCACCTTCAGATGGAATGACGGGCTGATCCACATTGCATAGGCATACACCAGTTCTTTGCAGACATACGTCCCCTGGTTATTTCCGCCATTAATGACGCTAACTGGTTGATTTTGTTCCAGAGGCGGAATTCCACCCTCGGTGAAAAGTTGTTCAATCAATTCACAGGTTTGCTTATTGGAGAGCCAGTATTTCGGGCGGTTTTTTTGTTCTCCCCCGGCTGCCCTGTGCAGATCGTTCAGGCTGTAACGCCCATAAGCATCACGACGAACTTCAATACCATCAATGACCATCAGATTATTCATACTTCGTTTCTCCTCTTGATCAGGCGGCTGCACCCGCCGGTTTCTCATACTTACTGATAGTGATCTCGACCTTCCCTTTCTGGATAACCGGTCCCCACTCCACCAGCATTCTTTTCACCTGGCTGTCGTCTTCCCACACCCCCGCGTGGGTCAGGGCGTCAAACAGCGCCTTGTTATAGTTGTCCAGATCGCGGATCCGGTTATCCGGAGGAAACAACACGATCTCCACTGAAGCAGGTGCCGACGTTGGTTTTGGCAGACGACGTAACTGCTCAACTATTGCTGCGCACGCCGCGCTCTGAAATTTTCGCCCCGCCGCGCTTATCAGGCTCTTACCAGCAAATGCCCCTTTGTTGGGGTGTCGCCAGTACGTGTTCACGCTGGGCGGGAAAGGCAGGATCAGCTTCATACTTTCAGGCCTCTCTCATGTAACCAGTGGGTTGCACGCAGCCTGGCGTTTTCCTCACCGGCAAGCAGTGAGCGGATAATCCCGACCGCCTCGCTGTCGTCGTCCTTCACCGCGGTATGAAGAGTGATACCCCGGGCCATGCCACGCTTTATCGTGATGACGCCTTTTTTCTCCAGTGCGCGAAGATGTTCCACCGCTGCATTCACTGAACGGTATCCCAGCATGGTTGCCACCTCCTGATTGGTTGGCGGGAAGCCACGTTCTTTCTGGTAAGAAATCAGCATATCCAGCACCTGCTGCTGGCATTGAGTTAACGTCGTCATGCCGCCATCTCCCTGACCAGTTTTTCCGCCTGCTGGCGAACCTGCGCCAGAAACGCCTCACCACATGCCTCAAGTTCATCGCGCCCGATGTAGCTGATTGCCGGTCCCTTCCAGGTCTTGTCGAAAACAGCAATAGCACCAGCGAAGAAAGCGCCTGTCGGCACCTGCTTCTCGTCCTTCGGGATAAACCAGGCAGGCAGTTCAAAACCAATACGCCCGCGAATAAAAGCAATATGATCTGCATCTTCCGGCCACCACACTTCGCTGGTGGCAGCTTTGATCAGGAAAACATAGCGTCCGCCCTTATCACGCATGGCACTGGCATGCTTCATGATGTAACGCATGCCGGTGATGTATTGCCCTTCATGCTGACTGGCGCGGCTGTACGGGGGATTACCAAAGGCAGCACCTTTAAGCTCCGCAAGACGTTCAGACCAGTCATGCGCCAGCGCGTTGTCTTCCGCAGTGTAATAAGCGGCACATTTGGCGTTATCACCATCAGTGAACAGATCCAGAACAAACGGGCCAAACAGGGTGTTAATTCCCCAGAAAATGTTATCCGGCGTGCGCCACTGATCGCCCACTTCCTTCAGTTCATGGGCTGGTTTGTTCCGCAGCTCCACCAGCGCCTGGCAATATTTATTACTCATTAAGCCCCCACGTAATTCCCTGACAGATACCACTCTTCACCCGATGCAGCGCGCTTGCTGCTTTTCCGTAAGCACCGCTCACGACGCGCCAGAAAATTGTTTCGTTCTGGCTGGGAGTGGCTTTCACGGAATGCCGCCATCCACACCGTTGCAGCACGACGGTATAAGCCCCTGGACTCCAGTTCTTCCGCCTGGCGGGTCAGGCACAAAATCACCCGGGGATCGTTAGTGCCGACATAGAAATTGCGCACAGGTCTGGTTTCACGAACTGGTTGTGGTTCCGGCTCCTGCGCTCTCTCAGTCAGGCGTGGGAAATGTCTGCGTGTATCTCCTTCATAACGGTGAGCCACACGCCCACTCTGACGTAACTTGCTTGCTGACTGCAGAACGCGCTGCCGTGAGTAACCTGCAAAAGCATCCGCAATGTCTCCGGAAGTACACCCCGGATGGGCTTCAATGAATTTCTGAACTTCATTCAAAAGACTCATGATCACCCCCTGAATCCTGCCGGGATCTGGCTGTAGTCCACGTTGTCGTAACTGGCTTTGAAGTACGGGTCCTCGCGTCTGGCTGCAGATACCGCAGGAACTTCCCAGAATTCTTCGAAATGACGATCCGGACCAAAGAACGTGACAGCCTGTTTCACAAATTGTGTGCCGCTGTTACCCATCGCAGATACCCATCCCGCGTAGCGTTTCACACCTTCCAGCATGGTTTCGGGGTTTACTCCCTCATTCAAACGGGCTTTCCAGGCTTTGAAGGCTGCAGATTTTGAATTGCCACCAGCACGTTTGGGATATGCCAGCCATGCCTGCTCAAACTCCGGAGAGTATTCCGGTCGGTTTGAACGAACTCGCACGGACTCATCAACTGATGCACCAACAGCTATTGGTTCATTGACTGGTTCTTTGACTGGTTCAAAAGAGTGACTGGTTCTGGGTGAATCTCCTGCACTACCCCCTGGTGCAACTCCTGCACTACCTGGTGAATTTGCTGCACCAGATAGTGAATTATTTGCACTACCCCCTAGTGAATCTCCTGCACCATCCAGATGAAGGAGATAGATATTACTTGAGTTACCTTTTTCACCTTTCCGGGTGACTTTTTTTACCAGCCCGGACTCACAAAGGGCCGCAATATGATTCATCACAGAACGTTTGCTAATTTCGCACTGGTCAGCAATATGCTGGTAGCTGGGCCAGCACTCACCCTGATCGCTGGCATTATCAGCCAGCTTGATCAGAACCAGTTTTCGCAATGGATTACCCACTCGAATTTTCATCGCTTTAACCATCAGCTCCATACTCATGCTGCACCTCCGAGATGCTTCATGTTTTTTCCGGAGCGAAAGGCTATAAGCGGCATACTGACGCGGTAATTACGGCCCAGCGGTTCACAAATCACCTTCTGGCATTCACGGTCAACCAGGCTAACACGTAGAACATGCCCTGCAGGCGTGGTGTACCACTGCCCAACTGTAGGAATTGATATTTTTTTACGCTGAAGCAAACGGCAAATATTGAGGATCAACGGATTAAGCATGACGATGCCCTCCGCTGATATTCAGGAGACGGTGAATATGAAAATTAGCCTTATTCGCCAGACGAATACGTTCAGCTTGCAAGTTAAGAAGGGTTTCTACCAGAACCTGATGTGCCTGCGGATCCGAAAGAGTTACCTTGCGCAGAGCACGTAGTGCAGTTGTTACATAACTGAGTTTATGTAAGTCTTCATCATTCAGACGAGTGAGGGCTGGGACAGTAGCCATGATGGCAGCCTCCTTGATCGGTGAAATACTTCCACCACCGGAAACGCCAATTTCGCTGGTGGTGAACTGAACGGGGTTGGCGTAACCGGTGATCAAGGAAACCGGCGCATCTTTCGATGCCCCCGCCCAGCCCACCATAACTTTGATGTGAGCAAATGCGGACGATAAAAAAGACGCTGGCGCGTCATATATCGCCTTGATCAATTCCAGGACGCCAATCCCGGCACCCGCTTTATAAGGTGCCTGAACAGTGTAACGTCCCGGAATGGCAGAATCAATGTGCTGGTGGTCCTTCACACTCAACAAAATCACGCCTGAATTTCCACAAAGGACTAAAGCACTCATGCGGGTAGTCTTTGCGAAGATAGATAACGCGCTGTGTTTCTGGCTCCCAACGAATAACATGAACATAAAGTCCTCTTCCGTCACGAAACCAGCGGTTAAGTTCCTGCACAACTCGCCCCCCACAGTCAGGTAAAGTTCTCTGTGGTTACTTACAGCCAGGTGATTTGGTAATCTGCATTCATGCCGTAACAACAGGTGTTCAGCGACGCTGACCACCAGCTGTTGCGACAAACGGTTATTTGCCGTTAAACTGTTCATGCGTTAGTTTCTCCACAGACACAAAACGCCACGACGCCCGGAGCTGCACACTCGCGGGCGTCACTCTTTTCTGGAGCGCAAAAGATTTTGTAGACCAGTGCTGCATGCTCCTGGAGCTTCGAAATTGACAGATACAACTCATCATTAATTGCTGTCTGCTCGTGTGGCTCCACTACCCCATCTTCGATTGCCGAACGAATCTGCTTTGAGTAACTCCCGATCTGTTCGATGACTTCCAGCAGGCGCTGGTTTATATCGGCGTTCTCTACTTCCTCAATTTCAGGAAGCGATACAAACACCCCACCAGCAGACTGTGCGACAGCATCCGCAATGTAGTGAGTGCCAGCCGCGCGCTGTAAAATCATTGCCCATCCCAGCGGGAAAATCTGATCGCCATCTGCACGAAGGCGGTTGAATAAAGCGTTCTCTGTTACATCCAGCCACTCAGCAGCTTCAGCGTAACCCCCCGGCAACGCCGCGATAGTTTTTCTGACAGCTTTCACGTACCACTCAGGCTGTTTTTCTACTTTCCAGTGATGCTTACCCACGGTTAGCCTCATCGTTCTGTGGTTAAAAATTGAAGGTGTTCTGTTAATCTTTCGGATAGATATCCGGTCTTAAGTCAGATTTCGTAATTGCACCTGACGTGCATTGCTCAAGTTTTTTAGCCAGCACAAAACTGGCTTTTTTATAACCATTGAAAACCAGCCGTAAGTAGCCTGGTGTTGAGCCAACTTTTCCGGCCAACTCACCCTGCTGTTCTTTGGTTAAAGAGTCCCAATACGCTTTCATACAATATGTACCTCCGGTATACATATTACATGATTGAGATGAACCTTCAAGATACTTGTACCTTATCGGTACAAAGGTTTTAATTTCTTTATGAAAACAGTCCATGACATCCGGCGGTCTAACGCCAGAAAACTGAGAGATGGTGTTGGCGGGAATTCTTCCTTTGCCACCATGATTGATCGCGAGCCAACCCAGACCAGCAGGTTTATGGGAGATGGTGCAACTAAAAATATCGGTGACAGCATGGCACGGCACATCGAAAAATGTTTCGACCTGCCTGTCGGATGGCTTGATCAAGAACACCAGACAACGAACATCACAAAAAAACCTGACGTTTCAATCACTAACAAACAAATAACGTTAGTCCCTGTCATATCATGGGTACAGGCCGGAGCATGGAAAGAAGTTGGCTATTCTGAGGTTGATTTGAGCACAGCAGAAACTTATCCCTGCCCTGTACCCTGTGGCGAAATGACTTATATCTTGCGGGTGATTGGTGATTCAATGATTGATGAGTACCGCCCGGGAGACATGATTTTTGTTGATCCTGAAGTCCCTGCCTGCCACGGTGACGACGTTATTGCATTGATGCACGATACAGGCGAAACCACCTTCAAGCGGTTGATAGAAGATGGAACACAGCGTTATCTCAAAGCATTAAACCCAAACTGGCCTGAGCCTTACATTAAGATTAACGGTAATTGCTCTATAATTGGTACAGTGATTTTCTCAGGAAAACCAAGAAGATACATAATAAAGGCCTAATCAATATTTATAACCTGCTTCGGCAGGTTTTTTTATACTTGACAATGTACCTTTGGGATACATAATGTATCTAAAAGAAACACAGCACAGGCAAGATTAAACAAAATTTGGTTGTAACACGGCGTATGGCACATGCGTCGTTAGCGGTCTGGGGACGTTAAAGGGGACAATCCACTCCTTGCTCGGGCAAACAAACCAGGTAGCCGGAATGTGCAAGTCAATGATGATGCTGATAAGACGCCTAACCAGCGTGGCGATTCGGTTTGACGCCTGGGAAGAGACCAGGGTGCAACGATGAGGACATTTATGGAACCGCGACAAAGTGTGGTGCCGTAACTGGCTAAGTGCTCTCAGCGTTGTGGTGAATGCGCAGGCTGATGCGCGAAAGACATTGCAGCTAATGCGGAAAAGAGCTGTTCGGCGGGGCAATTAAACGCCCGTGAGAGTCTGAAATAACCGCAAGCCGGAGATCAGCACCGGTCACCACAACAGCCACTGCTTTGGCGGTACCAGTTTGTACACTTGCTTCCGGCTGGTACCGCTCTTTTTACAAAACAGAGAAGAGCATCACCGGACGACGGGCTCATAACCAAATCCATCCGGGCGGCTGCCACCGCAGGTGTTCTTCTCTGTTTTGTGGAGAAACCAACCGACCTTGCAGGGTCGATATGATTAGGAGCAGCAAAATGGCTAGCGAACGCAGTACTGATGTGCAGGCATTTATTGGGGAGCTGGACGGCGGCGTATTTGAAACCAAAATCGGCGCAGTTCTCAGTGAAGTCGCTTCCGGTGTGATGAACACGAAAACCAAAGGTAAGGTCTCACTCAACCTGGAAATCGAACCATTTGATGAGAACCGTGTGAAAATCAAACACAAACTCTCATATGTTCGCCCGACTAACCGCGGGAAAATTTCCGAAGAAGACACCACCGAAACGCCGATGTATGTCAATCGCGGTGGTCGCCTGACTATTCTGCAGGAAGACCAGGGACAATTACTGACTCTTGCCGGTGAACCTGACGGAAAACTCCGCGCAGCAGGTCATTAATATCGTTCTTAATTAACCGATTATTTATCTCATCACTGAATATCTTTATATAGTGAGGACTTATTATGTCTCAGAACTTAGACGCAACCGCAATTAATCAAATCCATGCCCTTATTTCTGCTCAGGGTGTTAATGAAATTATCAGTAAGATTGGTGCCGATGCTGTGGCATTGCCTGAGAATTTCCGCATTCATGATCTGGAAAAATTAAATTTAAATCGCTTCCGTTTCCGTGGTGCGCTTTCCACTGCCAGCATCGATGACTTTACTCGTTATTCTAAAGATCTTGCAGATGAAGGCACCCGCTGCTTTATCGATGCTGATAATATGCGTGCCGTCAGTGTTCTTAACCTGGGTACTATTGATGAACCAGGTCACGCAGATAACACCGCCACTCTCAAACTGAAAAAGACAGCTCCGTTCTCTGCTCTGTTGTCTGTTAATGGCGAGCGTAACTCCCAGAAGTCACTGGCAGAATGGATTGAAGACTGGGCCGACTACCTTGTGGGCTTTGATGCTAATGGTGACGCCATTCAGGCAACCAAAGCGGCTGCGGCGATCCGTAAAATCACAATTGAAGCGAACCAGACCGCTGATTTTGAAGATAATGACTTCAGCGGCAAACGCTCCCTGATGGAGTCTGTCGAAGCGAAGACCAAAGACATTATGCCAGTGGCATTTGAATTTAAATGCGTTCCGTTTGAAGGTCTGAAAGAACGTCCGTTTAAATTACGCCTCAGCATTATCACTGGCGATCGTCCTGTACTGGTTCTGCGCATTATTCAGCTGGAAGCGGTACAGGAAGAAATGGCTAACGAATTTCGTGATCTGCTTGTTGAGAAATTCAAAGACAGCAAAGTAGAAACCTTTATTGGTACTTTCACCGCCTGATTTCATTACTGCAAATGCCCCTGCGGGGGCATTTACGGAAGCGATAATTTTAACTATTGCCGCCCCTATAAAGAACCATTAAACAATAACGTGACGTAGCTATTGATAGTAAATGAAGCACTTGCAAAATAATTGCATTGCGTATATATACACACATGTGTTGTATTACAGCGATAATGGTAAAGCAAATGATTAACTCTGAAGCAATTGAGCAACTAATGTGGCTATGGTCCTTATTTGACATTAAATTCTTATCTATTCTTGCCGCTGCCTTCACTATATATTTTGGCGTGCAAAAAATATCAAAAAAGGTGACAGTGTCGTATTCAGCAAATGCAAGTAGAATATATGACATGCATATATCAACCATAATCCTGAATAATAAAAGAGATAATGCAATTGCTATATCTTCAATCAATATGGAGGTTGAAGGTAAAGGGATACTACAAGTTATTAAATTTGACTCCCCTCTTCTTTTAAAGAACTATGATTCTTTAAAAGTTGAACCACCAAAATTTAGCAGCCTTTACAATAATGATGGCGTAGTTAAGTTAGATATTTCTGATAAGTTTCATTTTTATATAACCACGACATCTGGAGATGAAATTAAATGTATTTCTGAAAATAAATATGTAGCACCAAACATGGAAAACAAAATAGCTACAGACATAAGAAAATTTAATGGCATTGTCTTAACAAACAGAATGTCTTATATTTTTTTCTATGCAAATGACAACGGAGAGAAATACTGCATAATAGATGTTTCATTGTTCATAAATGGTGACAACCCATTTCATTTTAATTTTTTAAAAGAAGATGAATTAAGAGATTTTTCTAGCATCCTTATTAGTTACGGATATCACCAACAGTTTAAAAGTTATGCATTGTTTAAAATAGACAACCATCTTGCTCCTTCTTTGGTTTTAAATAAATCAATGATAGAAAATAATATTATTGAAATGAATAAGTAACTCACCGGGTGCAGCCGGTTATGATGGAGAAATGATATGAATACCTTGTTTTTACTGATGGCTGAATTCAATACCCCAAACATTGAACTCTCAGCAGTTAGTCAAAAATACTTTGGTATGAGTCCAGCCACAGCAGAAGCAAAAGCAAACGCTTGTAAGTTGCCTGTACCTACATATCGCATCGGTACATCACAAAAAGCAAAACGTTGCATCAATATTCAGGATCTTGCGGAATACATAGACAAAAGACGAGAAGAAGGACGTATCGAGTGGGAACAGGTCAGAACAGGCAAACAGAAGGGCAAAGAACATCACTAAAGAAAAAACCCGCCTAAAGGCGGGTTTTCAAAAAGCACCAGCTATGATCATGCTGCTTTGCGACGACGAAGCTTACCCTGCTGCTCTTTACCAGAGACAGTAGCGTGAGTGAACGCATTAGGAGCAGCCTTCATCAGAACTTCAACAGCAGCCCCCATACCTGCGAATGCTTTCATTGTGTCGAACTTAACCTGTGGCTTGGTTGCTTTTTGATCTTCCATAGAAAACTCCAGAAGCTATACCGAAACAATTCCTGTTGTTTACTCATCATCAATAGATGATACGCAATATTTATTTTTAAATTTAAGGTTCTTTGGCGTAACTTCATCAGATATATCAAAACCGTCCAGAATTCTATTGAATGTAGCTTCTGGCATATCATCATGAACGGAAATCTCACCCGATCGCTGCTTTCTAACCATGTTATCCACTCGCCAAATTATAGCTTCAGCGTAAACAACATAACTTGGATGCTTGATAAAGCGATGATCACCAGAATTCAAGACGCAAGACGGATCGTGGGGGACACCATCCTTGATACTAGAAATATTAACAACTAAAACACAATAACAATCGTTAACGGGGTAATAAACAGGATCATTACAAATCACATGAAGATGATTGCATGGCCCAGTTGGGGCAAGCACAGTTCCTTTCCTGTATGGCTGATAATCCGTCAT